TAACTGAATATATTATATATAATAATGATTTAGAAAATTTAAAACTAGTAAATAAAATATTAAATAAAGACAAAAAAATATTTAAAAATGTAATTGAATCTGAATTAAATAGTATAATACATAATAAAGATATTTTAGACTATTTCATTGAAAAAGATGTAATCTAAAAGATGATATGTGTATATTGAATCAATAAAAATTGACAATAAATTGTATAAACTATAAATTATATATGTAATGACAACTAACATATTTGATGTATTATATGAAGATAGTGACGAATCATTACCTAATGATCTAATTATAGAAGAATTTTTAGATTATTCAGATGGTAAATTTAATGTAATTAAGACAGAATCCAATGTAATAATTACCATAAATAATTTTAAAGATAAGATTTTAGAACTGGATTTTATATTAGAAAATTATAAATTAAATAAGTATATAATTAAAAATATAAATATACATATTCCAAGAAAAAATATACAACATAATTATTCAAAAGAAAAAATGTTATTTCCATCAAAGTTTACAAAAAAAGAATTTAGTGATATAATTTATAATATAAAAAAAAATAAAGATTGTAGATTTTATATTTATAATGATGGTAATTTTTTATCAATATCACTTGGTTATTCAGAAGAAAAAAAAAAATTTTTTATATCATGTAGTTTTGAATATGGTGAAAAAGATGGTCCAATTCATATGTATATATTTTTAATTAATAATAGTTATAATATAACAGATGAATTAAGAAATTTAATAATATAACAATTATTTTAATAATTAGTAAATAAAATATTAATTTTAAAATTAATATTTTATTTTCTATAGTGACTTAATAATGAATAATAAGAAAGATATTGTATTAGATGAAAATGGAAGAATTTTTCCAAATTGGGTTATGCAAAATTTTAAAAAATATATATTGCCTGAAATTGTTAGAAAAGAAGGTGAAGATCCCTGTAATGAAAAATTAGTTAATGAATTAACAACTTATCAAAAATTTATAGCATCTTATTTAGATTACAGATCACCATTTAAAGATTTGTTATTATATCATGGTTTAGGTTCAGGTAAAACAGTAACTGCAATAAATGTATATAATGTTTTATATAATTATACCCCTAAATGGAATGTATTTATATTAATACCAGCAGCTTTAAGAGATGATCCCTGGTTAAAAGATATTGGTAATTGGTTAAAAAAAGAAAATTATGAACAGAGGTTTAATAATATAACATTTGTCCATTTTGATAGTCCATTTGCTGATCGTGATTTCCTTGAGAAAATAAAAAAAGCAGATAGTTCAAAACCATTTTTATTTATTATAGATGAAGCACAAAAATTTATAACTAATGTTTACAATAATATTTCAACTAAAAAAGGTAAACGTGCACAGATTATTTATGATTATATTCAACAAGAAAAAAAAGAAAATTTAAATAATCGTATATTATTATTATCTGGTACACCAGCAGCTAATACACCTTATGAATTTGCATTAATTTATAATTTATTAAGACCAGGTGCATTTCCAACAAGTGAAGCCATATTTAGTCAATTATATATATCATCATCAAATTATTCATCATTAAATGAAGAAACAAAAAATATGTTTCAACGTCGTATATTAGGATTAACATCATATTATTTGGGAGCAACACCTGATAAATATGCAAAAAAAGTAACTCATTATAAAAATATATATATGGATGAATATTTTGAAGAAATATATAATCATTTTGAAGCCATTGAAGAAGAAAAAGAAAAAATAAGATTAAGAATGTCTAGAGGGAAAGTAGGTGATGATATTGGTACATATAGTTCTTATACACGTCAAGCATCTAATTTTATATTTCCTAATATTAATGATAAAGTAAATGGTGAATTACGTCCTAGACCAGGTAAATTTAAAATAAAAGAAAGTGATGCTTACATTATGGATGAAAGTAAAGATGAAGAGAAAAAAAGATTATTAATTAAATCAAATAAAGAAGTTGCAGCATATGTTAATGCATGTAAATTATTTATAAATACTTTTATAGAATATTTAAAAAATATACATAGAAAAGATAAAGATAATAAATATACATTACAAGATGATGTAAAAACATATAAAACAAAATATGATGGTAGTTTTACAAAATTTCATGATGAAGAAAAGAAAAAATCTAAATTATATGAAGCACTATATGGAAGTTCACCAAAAATGACAATGATGGTTTTTAATATTTTAAAATCAAAAGGTCCAGTTTTAGTTTATTCAAATTATGTTGAAATGGAAGGATTACAAATGTTAAAAATATATATGCAATTCTTTGGATTTGTTAATTATTCTGATAATCCATCTGAAAGTCAACATGATTATTTTAGATATGTTGAATATCATGGTGCTATTAAAAGAGAACAAAGAGAAATAAATAAAAAAGCATTTAACACTAGACCAGATAATGTTTACGGCAAATTAGTAAAAGTTATTATGATTTCACCTGCTGGCGCAGAAGGTATTAATTTATATAATGTTAGACAAGTTCATATAACGGAACCTTTTTGGAATGAAGCAAAAATTGAACAAGTTATTGGTCGTGCTGTTCGACAATGTCATCATGCAGATTTACCAATGGAAGAAAGAAGAGTAGATGTATTTAGATATAAAGTTATAAGGAAAAGTGGTAAGGAAACAATAGATGAAAAAATGGAAAATATATCTAGAAGAAAGAATAATCTATTATTAAGTTTTATTGAAGCAATTAAGGAAACAGCAATTGATTGTGAATTATTTAAGGCACATAATATGATGGGATCTAAATATAGATGTTTTCAATTTAATGAAGAATCATTATTAGAAGAGAATATTGGTGCTGCATATAATGATAAACTTGAATTTGATCAAAAAATAAATAATGGTTTAAATTCAAAAGAGTCTTCTATTATGAAAATAAAAGTTAGAAAAATATTAGCAAGTTTTAAAACAAATGATAATTTGTATTCAAAACCAAAACATTATTGGTATTATGAAAAAACTAATATAATCTATGATTATGAATTAAATTATCCAGTTGGTAAAATTGCAATTGATGAATCAGGTAGCCCAGTTAAGATTGACAATGAAACTTATTTAATAGATAAAATAATAAGTATTCCTGAATTTAAAATTTATGATTAAATATTTAATCAATAAAATTGAAATTATATTATATTTTCTAATAGGTATAAATAATATGGAAACAAATGAAGATATAAATATTATTATTTGTCCACATTGTCAACAAAATATAATAATTGAAAAATTAAATTGCAAAATTTTTAGACATGGTGTGTATAAAGATTCTGGAAAACAAATTAACCCTCATTTGGATAAAAATAAATGTGATAAATTAATTAAAGAAAATAAAATTTATGGTTGTGGTAAACCATTTAGAGTTAATGTTATTGATAATAAATATATCCCAGAAATATGTGGATATGATTGATTAAAAAATTATTAATTATTTTATAAAATAGTTAATAATTATTTAAACAAGTCTTGGTACACTTCCAAGATTAGCAATATTTTTAATAAATGAATTATTTATACCTTGATTCATTTGTGGTACCATTTGATGATTCATTTGTGGCATTATTTGTGGCATTATTTGTGGCATCATTTGTGGCATCATTTGTGGCATCATTTGTTGATTTATTTCTGGCATCATTCCTATAGGAGATAATGTCATTCTTGATGAAAATTCATCAGCTCCGATTTGCATGTTATTAGTAGGAGGAACAATGCTATCAGCTAAATTCATTGGTGGAATATATTGTGTATTAGAATTAATTTGTGCAACCCCACCTAATAATGCACCAATTTTATTTGTATTAAACATATTTCCATTAGCATCTGTTTGAACAGCATAATCTACCATAAATGGATCAACATTATTTTGATATTGTTTCATCATTGCCATTTGTTGTGGATTCATTGTATTATTTCCAGTATACATATTTTTATCTGAATTTAATATTTCTAACATATCTTCAGTTGTAGTATTATTATCTCTTTTTTTATTTTTAGATCCTTTTTTACTGGTTTTTTTAGATAATTTTCTAACACCTTTATGAATATTATTTCTTGACTCAGTTGTTTTTGATCTTGGCATATATAATCTTATACAGAAATAATTATTTTTAAAATAAATTTATTTTTATGTCTCAAAATAATGGATTCTTTAAACTTTTTAAACTTTTTTTAGATAAATTATTTAATCCAAAAACTCATCTTCATGAAAGCTTGTTATTTTTAATTCTTTTGCTGCATTTGAATAGTTTAAAAATAATACTTTTTTTTTAACTAAATCATTATTGATGGGAATCTTTGTATCAAATTTGTTATATTTAGTTCTTTTCTTAATTATATCTCGTAATTCATCCAGTTTATTTAAATTATTTCTATAATATAATACTCTTTCCCATGTTTCATTTAAAATAGGTAATATATTTTGAAAGAACTTTCTATCTCTATCAATTGTTACATTATGTGATGCTTCTAATTTCCAATATACCACTTTTTCAAAATAATGTGTTTCTGCAATATCAGGATAATTAGTTTGCCAATTTGATAATATATTTGCTATCCAGAAGTCATATTCTGCTTCATTCAATAATAAATTAGATGGATATACAAATTTACTTTTCCATTCCATTAAATCACCATCAAATTCAGGTGTCCAAGATTTAGGTAAAAATTTTAATATAACTCCTTTTTTAATTCTATTGTCGATTTGAATTTCCTCACTATCTGAATAAATTTTATCTTTATTAACTCCAACTGTATGATGTGTATCATTACATTCATCCACCAAATAGTCTGTTCTTGATTTATACTCTATAATTTTACATTGCCAGAAATCACATTTTTCTAAATCACAACATTCTAATTGTTGTTGAACTTGACAATAATAATAAAAAGGACAAATATGACCAGCTATTTTACCTGATGAATAAATCTTTCTTTGTACCACACACTTTATTTCTAACATTCTTCCCAATAATGGTGAAAATTTATAATCTAATGATGAACTTGAACATATCCCATCTGGTGAAGCACCTAATATACTATATATTTCTGATGGTAATGCACCAAATTCTATAACTTTATTATTATAAATATATTCATAAATAGAAGTAGCAATTGGTTCATATTTTTTACCATGATATACATTTTCATTATCTAAAAATTTATGATTTGGATCACATTTTTTTAATATAAAACTTTCTACTGGTTCATATGGATTTAAATCTATTGCAGATGCAGTATCAGATGCTGTAATTCTATTATGTCTATAATCAAACCATTCTTTTGTTCTTTGTTCTGGTTGGGGCAAATCTTTTAATTTATTAAAATGGTCTTGTAATTTTTTATATTCACTTGGTATTTTAATTTTATCAAATAAAAATTCACAATCTCTTACACATTTTGAATCAATATCTTCATTTATTAATTTATATTTAATCTTAAATACTTTTTTTGATAATGATAATACATCTTCGTATTTTAAATTACTATTCTTTTTTTTATATAAATCATATACTTTTTTAGTTATATATAAAATTGTCTTCTCAGTAATTTTATTTCCACTGTCTATATGTTCATTTATTAATTTTTTACAATCATTAATAATATTATCATAAATCATTATTATATTTATGATAATATTATTTAATATATTTTTAACAATTTTTTTATATTTAAGCTAAATATAAAAAAATCAATGGCTATAAAATTTTTTAAGTTAAAATATATTTATTATTTTCAAATGATAAATTTGATACAGATAATATTTTACCTTTTGTTTCATCATAATTTATTTTATTTTTTGTCTTTTTCTCTTTAATTTGATCAATTAATTTATCTTTCAAATTTTCTTTATCACTTTGACCAGATATATCTAAACCATTAACAAATTCTTTAATTTTTATAACTTTATGAATTTGGGTTAATTTTGACCATGGTTTCAAATATAAATAATCTATCGTTTCTGTTTCTGTTATTCCTTTTTCTGTCATATCTACTGCTATTTTTATTTTTTGTTCAGTTATTGAATAATTTTGAATATCTTGTATATCATTATCTAATTTTTTTAATTCATCTTTAATGTTTTCACAATTTATATTGGATTTAGAACATCCATTTATTAAATTATTTAAATACTTTATATTTAAATTTACTTGCATTGATTCAAGATCATATTCTTCTTCCATTATTATATAAGGTAACTATTGTTTAAATACCTTATTCAAAAAAATTTGAAATTTATTTTTTCTATTATCTAATATTAATATTTTAATGGATAATGACAGCTTATTTGCCTTAAAATTGTATTATGAAGATGAATACGATGATGAATATGAAATTATAAGAATGCTAAAAATTGAATTAATTAATCAAGGTATGCAAGAAGATGAAGCCAATATAAAACTAAAAGAATTTTATGATACTTTTGGTTCCGAAGTAGATATTGATGTTTTTAAAAAAATTAAAATTAGAAGAATTAATAATCAATCAATTAATTCTATGTTAACTACAATGATAAATGATATGTTAAATCCAATAAATAATACACCAAATAATGAAGAAAATAATGAAGAAAATAATGAAGAAAATAATGAAGAAAATAATGAAGAAAATAATGAAGAAAATAATATAATACTAAATCCAAATATAACATATGCACATAATATGTTTTTATTAAATGTATTTACAAATGCTATGTTAAATAATATAGAAGATGTAATATGTACTTTAAATGAAGAAGATAAAAGTAAATTAAAAAAATATAAATTAGAAAATAATTTAGAAGATAAATGCTCAATATGTTTAGATTCGATGGAAAAAGATCAAGAGATTATGGAATTACCTTGTAAACATATTTATCATTCAAAGTGTATAAATGAATACTTAACAAAGTATAGTTATAAATGTCCATTTTGTAAAAAAGAAGCAGGAAGACCAGTACATCAAGTTTAATTTATTTTTCAGGAGATTTCATTAATGATGATAATAATAATAATAATGTTCCAAATATAATTAAAAATAATGAAAAAGAAAATTGTCTTTTATTAGAGGAATAAATATATGGAATAGGATTTTGTTTATCTTCTAATAAATTTAAAGTTTGAAAGAAAACATCTCTTATATCAATAATAAGATCTTCAATTGCTTGTTTATGTGGTGGTAGATCATACTGAACACCTATTTCAGGCATAAAATTTTTTTTTTGTGCACTAGCAGTTTTAATATCATTAACTTCAAAGTTTTTATTAAACCCAGTTGGATCAAATTTAATGTCACTCATTATAAAGATTTATATTTAAAAATTTGAAAATAATATTTATTAATATATAATTATAATTATTAATGCTATACATTACCTGTCCAACATGTGGTTATTTTTTAGGTCTTAAAACAATAGAATGGGAAAAGAAAAGTACTGATATTTGTAATGATCCTAAATTATCTGAAGAAGAGAAAGAGAAAAAGAAAAGTGAATTAATAATGAGTTTAGAATTACCTAGATATTGTTGTAGAATGAGAATGATGAGTTATAAAGATATAGTAAATGATATTATACCAATAAAAAATGAAGAAAAGTAATAAAAATTGATAAATTAAATATTAAATAATTATGTATTTCATTTAATATGTCTTGTATTATTACCATAGAAGGAAATATTGGTGCTGGTAAATCAACATTTGTTGAGTTTTTAAAAGAAGAATGTAAAAACATTGGATTAAGTAATATTATATTTTTACAAGAACCAGTAGATGAATGGACAAAAATTAAAGTAAATAATGTAACAATATTAGAAAAATTTTATCAAGAACCAGAAAAATATGCATTTAGTTTTCAAATGATGGCTTATATATCAAGATTAGCGATTCTTCAAAAAGCAATAAAAGAAAATCCCGATGCAATTATAATAAGTGAAAGATGTTTATTAACTGATAAATATGTTTTTGCAAAAATGTTACATGATAGTAATAAAATTGATCCTTATTCATATCAAATATATAACTTATGGTTTAATGAATTTTTTGATAAATTACCAAAACATAAACACATATATTTAAAATCTAGTCCCGATTTAATAAAATATAGAATAAATAAAAGAAATAGAACTGGAGAGAATAATATTGATATTGAATATTTAACAAAATGTAATGACTATCATGTTAATTATTTTGATAATAATAATAATTTATTAATGTCTGTTAATATGGATAATATTGAATTATTTACAGATGATTTAAATGATCCAAAAAATAAAAATTATAAAGTATTAATTAATGACATTATTACTACAATATTAAATAATGTTGAAATTTATAAATAATATTAAATCAGAAAAAGATAATTTTATATTACACCTTTTTCACTAAAAAATGGAACACTTTTAATTTAAAATTAATAAAATATTTAAAGAAAATCTAATAATATATATTATGAATGAATCAATTAATTATGAAAAGTTATATAATAATTTATTAATTGAATTTAATAAGTTAAATGAAATTAATGAACAACTTAAAATAAATTTGAAAAAATATACTACTCATAATGGTAATAAAAAATATTATGAAAATAATAAAGAAGTAATACTTGAAAAAAATAAAGAATATATCAAAAATTATAAAAAAAATTT